CGGCCGTGACCACGCCATGAGCCTTACCGAGTAATATATTTTTCGGTATTCTAGCAAGTCCACATAAATTGTCAAATATAAAATCAAAAATCTCTTTCATTCCTGTTGCGTTCAATGTGATTTGTTCCAATGACTCGTCACTTTTTAAAGCAATCGCCGACATTGTAATTAGTAAGTGTTTTATCTTCGCCAGCAATTCCCCCTTTTGCTCGGGGCTTAAATCCGCGATTTCGTCAGACTTGAATATATTCAGCGCCATTGTATTTAATATTGTAGCGACTGACCAAAGGCCGTTATCCTGTGCAACAATAGCATCCTGAATAGTTTGAATAGGTGAAATACCCGCAAGCCTTTCAGGTATAAAAGAATGAACAAGCCAGTTGTACCTTGACGGATGAATAATGTTCCCGCCAATTGTTACTTGAATACTATTGTAATCTTTCTTTGTAGGGTCCGACGGATTGAGATTTATAATTGATACATTTGAAGGCCGGTCAATTACATTGATAAATTCGATTGTTGAAATTTCTTCGGGTAATGGTTTTTTTAATTCTTCCCCTTCCTGCGGAGTGTTTGCCTTGACAGAGTAATACAGAAAAGATCCGCGGCTGTATATTCTGGCATATCTGATTAAATCCGTAATCTTTTCCTGAATGTCCAATTCTTCCATGCGGTCAAGAATCATTTCGCTGTAATTGATTTCCTCATCTTCGGCGTCAAGATTTGTAGTTATATCAATCCATTCCCTGGTTGAATCTTCGGCTGGAATATCAACCACGTTTTGCACAAAGCCATTTGAAATATAATATTCAAGATTTCTTGAATCCGCGTTAATTGTGGAACGTCCAACCAATCTTTGAGTTTTATCGATTGTCGATCCCCTGCTTGTATCAGGGTCAATAAATGCATCACCCCTGATATGCTTTTTTGCTGTTTTTTCCATATCATCAAGACGTTTCATCATTTTATTAAATTTTCTATTCGTCAATAATTTCATTCTTCGCCATCCTTAAATATTTTTTTGCTAATATTTCGATAGGTACATTTGATTGATTTTCAAGCTTTTTAAATTCATGCTTTAAATCGTCAAAGTCTGCATTTTGTTTTTGCGGCAAATCACGTTGTTTCACTCCGAGCAACCAGTTCATTATCTTAATTTCCTTATCTCTAAATATACGATTTGCATAACCCAATAATAATCTGATCGTTCCGGCCAATCCTGAAAATAAAAATATGGCCTTATAAAATACGGGTGCCATCCAATCCACAATAAGGCTTGATGCCATTTGAATTTATATTTTCTCAAAAGATTCATATTTTGAGATATCCTTAATAATATTTTTTAAACATTCTTTGCAGATACATAAACAATATTTTTTGACATTTAAAACCTCTCCAAAATAGACCGCTTCCCGATCCGCATTTCCCGAATCAATGAGGCATAAGCATCGGCCAAATCCTTAAATTCTGCATCTTCGGAATAATCCATTACCTGGTTCATGCCCTCCGGTTGTGTATCTTTTGCAAACTTTATTATATTCCAATTCTGCTTTAAAAAACTGACTATTTTAATATGCTTATTTTGCTTTTCATTCCTGCCAACTACTCGAGGGTATTTTTCCGACAAATCACGCTTTGAAAATCCTTTGTCCGCGTTCGTCTCAATAAACAGAGTCCCGCATTTATAATCATTCAAACTCTTAACTATATCATCATAGCAATCAATAATATGCTTAAACCAAACCCAGCCCCGGCCCCACGCTTGCCCGTCAGGGTCAATCCCTATCATTGCAAGCGCTGTTGATGCCTTGCCCTCGTAACTCGGATCGCACCATGCCGATATTCTTGTAAACCGTTCTGGCCACGCTCCATATATCGGATCATCAAATAATCGATCCTCGTCTGCAATGTGTTTCAATTCATAATTTGCGGCAAATAATGACGCCCCGAGTTGCGATCGGTATTCATGTATTTTGTCCGGTGTAAACCCCTCAATTTCAATACTACCGACCGGATATTTTTCCGGCTTCGGGATATTCTTCCAGCCGTCATCCGGATGCCAGGGCGTTCCGCTGTAAATTGTATTTCCGTCAATCGTCTCAATATTGATTAACTCATTTATAAATAATTTTGTTGCTTTCCTTTCAGCGCTTGAAATCCTGTCCTTTATAGTAATTATATCATCAGCAAATATTTTTGTAGGGTGTGACCCTGTTATATTGCCGCCCATCCCGAGACATGAAACATTCGGTTCCGGTGTAATCTTTTCCTTTGTTACCAGTGAAAATCCGGTATCTGATTTCGGTTTTCCGATAATCTGGTCAAGGTCGAATAGTGCCTTGTAAAGCCATCTTATCGGTTCGCTTTCAAAATGCGTTTTTACTGTTTTTACAATTTCCGCCGACTGTTCCCATGATTTCCGTAAAAATAAAATAGTCTCATTCGGGTTTATAAATGTAAGCCACCATATTGTACCGACGATTAAAATTGCTGTTGTTTTATAGCTTTTTCTATGTGCTTGCAATGCTCTGTTTTCCTTTGTATCCCAGCAATATTTTATCCATTGACTATGTATATCAGTCAATAAATCATATCCCATTAAATGCCCTAACAAATGCGGATATTTTATAAAAGCCTCTTTTTCCTCGTCAGTTATTTCAAGGCTGTTGTCATTCGTCATCTGAACTTGTTCGACTTGATTCTATTGCCCGGCCTTGCTCGACTGCTTTTGTCCGCGCGGCCGTTTTACTTTCCTTGTCGCCAGGTTTGTACGTGTAACATTTTCCAGCGTCGCCCCATTTAAAACCAGGTAAGTCGTTTTGTCTACAACTTTTTACAGGCATATCTTACCCCGGATATTCATGTGTATATATTTTTATGGCCGTTGTATTACTTCCATTACCAGAAAGCAATGAAGCTGATATCCTTGTCCCTGCCGCAATTGGTGGGCCTTGAATTGGAACAAAAGCGGCCCGCATTTGATTAGTGTCTCTTGAATAAGCACACTCACCCCAAAAAACCTCTTGTCCAGAATCACCAATATATAATTTTATCACATAATCATCAACCTGAGAAATTGCGCCCAATATTACAAAATGCATATCAAAAGGATTTGACTTTACACCTGATGCAATAATTTCAACTTTTAATCCTTCAGTCCACGCTCCTAATCCAGCGGTAATCAATTCCGGGTCATTATCCCGTGGATATACTAATGATGGATTATGAACATGATAATATGCCATATATCCGGCCAATTGATAAAGGCTGGACGCTCCGGGTCCTAAAAGATTTTTGTCAGACTTATTCCCGAGAACGTCACGTATAAAATTATTATCTGATGAATTCGGGGCTGGTACATCATGAAGCCCGTCAATAACGGTTATTTTGTCGCTTATAACTTTTAATATACTTCGCCAAATACCAGTCAACATTATGACCCCGGTGTGATTATTGAAGTAAGTAAATCAAGATCGCCTTGCGTTATTATTCCGCTTGCTGTTTTTGCGAGTCCGATTTTTGTCATTGCCTTGTCATGCTCTTTATTGACTATTAAAACAACTGTTGACGGAATTTTGTCGAACATGTTCAAAATCCTTGTCTCTTGCGTTCCGCTTGCTGATGTTAAAATCTGTTCAAAAGCTTCCGTCCATGTCGGATTTACGGGGTCAATCAGATCGCCAACTACTACGTCGCCTATTGCCATTTTATGTACTCCTTAATTGAATTCTCGGAATATTGTTATTATCAAGATTTGTTGTTGGCGCTGGATCTGGCATTGCTCCATAAGACTGTGAGCCTGACACACTCGGGTATCTTGTTATTCCACCAGCGCCATCATCACCCACGCTGCGTCCCTCTACAGTTGCGTGTGCCCTGATAGTTCTATTTGTATCAACCATCAGACAAAGCCAGTATTTCCCAGGTTTAAATGTTTCATTTATTATAATCTCGTAAGTAGTATTGACGTCAAAATTTGTTATCTCTCCAAAGTCAGTTATTAAGTTACCTGGTCTATTTAAATTATCCTCATAAATACCTAGTCTTGCCTTTGCTCCGGTTCCTATACCGGCAGTTTTTTCAATCCACACCCTGTCAAATGTATTTTGTTTATCTACAAAAAAAGGTGTACAATAAAAATTTCCTGACGATACAGCATATGTTGTAAGTCCATTCGTCAATATACCGGCCGACTTAGCGTCGTAATATTCACCTGTTTTATAACTTTGTTTTGCGTTCGGAGGTGTCAAAATCATTTCATCAATAGCGCCCTGATCGTCTGTTGCTGAAATTCCAGAACTCCTATTGTCATAATCATTACCGAGATTTGTCCACGTTCCAGATGTATATGTAAAATTTTCTGTTGATATATTTCTTGTGGTTAATGCACCACCATTTACGTTAAAAGCTGAACCAGAAACACTGCCTCCATTTACAGTCACGGAAGATGACCCGGTCACTTGGATATCTGCTTTAATTCTGCATTCGTCAAATATAATGCTTTGAGAACTAAAATTGATAGTTCCAGAATCAATAATTGTACATTTTTCAAAATTGTATCCTGCTGTCAATCCCCATGTAACACCGCTTACCCTTGTCCCGAAAATATGTGAACAGCCATTCAGATTTATTGTTCCAGCACTATTTTGAATCCTTTCGCCCTCATATTCAAGGCTGGTTGGAAAAGTTACTGTCCCGCCAACTGTCAAGGTCACTGACCCGAATACTGACATCTGAGAAATGTTTGAAAAATCACCCGCTGTTATAAGACTGTTGAAAACTGCTAACAATCCGCCGCCTGTTGAACTCGATCCTTTTATTGTTACATTCTCAACTCGAAACCCGTTAGAGCCTGTCAGTTTTATATCTGACAATATGCCACCAACAATTAAAAACTCGTCAAAGTCTGTCGTTATACCTCCGGCGCTATTTATAGATCCTGTGATCTGTGAATTCCTTTCAAATACTTGTATTATCCATGACTGAACTGTGAAGTTGCCTGAATAATTCCCCGCTGTTTTAATTGCCCATATGTTGTTGATTGTCGCTGGGCTGTTTGCCGCAATCCACGCCTGGGCTGTCGGAATATCCTGATATCTTTCCCCGGCAATGACTGGCTTTGTAGGATGTATTTGAATAACATTCTCAATTGAATTTACAATGTCTGAAATCTTATTTCCTGAATCTTTAAATAATCCAGATGAGTTAAAAGCAATCAGATTATTTAAAACCCCGCCAGCGCCCTGATGGTCAAGCAATGAATTTATATTGTGAAGTCGCGGCCAACTCGCCCCGGCCCCTGGTTTTCCCCAAATTCCCATTATATCACCTTTCTTAAATAATTAGCGTATTTAATATAATTATTAATTATTCTCACAATCTTTTTATATTGATACCATTCTTTTATTTTGTCGATTATCAATTATTGCAACCTGACATTCAACCTTATTGTTCCAGAAATATTGACGCCCCTGATTGCAGTTACCGGGACAACATAATCCTGTGTAGTTCCCGAAACTGTTCCCTGATCCCACGGCTTGCCAGTCGCCGATCCAGCCCTGACACGTTCATTTAAAAGTTGACCAGTGGCCTCGACATATCCCTCGCCTGATCCGGCAATCTCTATTTCAACCATGGCACCCCGGCAACCGTTCGGAAATTCAAGCCACTTACCATTTTGACCGGCCGCTATTTCTTCGGTGTATTCCCATGCTTTCTCGGGAATTTCATCATCGAGGTCCGCGCGGACTTCCGCCGGATAAACGCTATATGCTGATTTTTCTTCGTATGACATATTATTCCTCGCTCTTAACTTTTTTAATTATATCAGTTAATTTACTTCGTTGTTTTTGATAGTCAACTTTCCCGGTCACATTTATATCATGTCGATCCCGCCATTCATCGGGGCGCCGATTTTTAAGCCAGAAAATAATTGATGTTGTATCCGGCTGTATTCTCTTTGCAATTTTATGCTCGATAACACGGCCTTGAAAATGGAACAACTCAACATTATCTTCGTCAACATATCCGATAGACTTTTTAAATAAACTCGCAACAACTTTTTCATCGCTGTATTTTTTTCCGTCTGCCAGGGCTTCCGCAAATTCTGGATATTTCTTTTTCCACTCTGAAAGAGTAGATCTGGCAATACCAATACTTTCTGAAATTTCCTCATCAGTAAGCCCACCTTTCCCAGCGACTTTTGCAATCTCAATATGTAATTCAGGATTGTATTTTGATTTTGGTCCACTTTTTTTTTGGTGTCCGGTATCATCTGACATTATAACCATAATTTATATATTGATAATTAAATTGTCAAGAAAAATAGTGTTTTATGGCCTGTTCCGTGTGTTACGTTTAAAAATAGCCTTAAATGGTCAAAATGTAATCAAACGTAACGGGGTAAAATTTGTAAGTGCTGATTATATGATTAGTTGCAAAATCTGTTACGTCTATTCCGTCTATTACGTCTATCTACACAGTATATATAAGCTATTGTAACGTCGTTACATGTAACGCTGTAACGCTATATATACATTATATCAGGTGAGACCGGAGAATGACGGAACAAACGTAATAGACGTAATATTATATATTATTATTATAAAATATATAGTATCTACCTATATTTATCTTGAAAAAAACAAAAATACAAAAAACGTCAGATGTCGTTCCGTGTGTTACGTCTGAGAGTTAAAAAAGGTAAAAAATAAAAAAATTTACCGTTACAAAATAAAATGCTTGACGATATTTGAAACATTTATTATATTTGTAACGTAACAAAGCGATCAGTTTTAATTAAAAAGGTGAAAAAATGTTGGAAAAAGTTATCAGGATTAGCGAAAAAAACGAAAAAAGATTACAAGAAATAATCCAATACGAAGCCCAAAACGAAGGAAGAATTTCCAGGAAAGCGCAAATAATGGAAATGATTTTAATGACTGGCTTTATGGAGTATGAGGAAAAAAACGAAAATTTTAAATTCAGTGATGAATGTACATATGATTTATTTTAATAGGCCGGGTTCATAATATAGGGCTATTGGGTTCGAATCCCTGCCTGGTCAAATCCGTTGAATGACCGTAAAAAAAATTGATTACAAATTATTGGAATCAGACCTTGTTAGCGGCCAGCTTGAAAACAACTGAGTGCGGAAACGGTTGACAGCCCGGAAAGACGGGCACTGAAATTATTTATTGACAAAATTAAGTAATAATTTATAGTAAAAAAATCAAAATCTTACCTTACCCACGGGATAGATTGTGATAAATAAAGCCGTAATTCTGATCGAGTGGGTGCGCCGTGACGGCGTTCGATTGGGATTGCGGCTTTTTATTTTAAAAAAACATGGAGGTCATTATGTCGAACGAATTAGTTTTAAATGCTGAAAATTACGGAATCGAAAAAAGTAAAGCCGAGCAAATTGAGGCTGTTTTTGTCCCTATGGTTAAAATGCTGAAAAGTTTTGAATCTGTTTATAATGAAGTAATTGAGGAATCCGAAAATGGAATCAATACAGAAATTGTCAGCAAGGCGAAACGTGTTAGATTAGATATTAAAAGAGTCAGAATTGATACTGAGAAAACCAGGAAGGCTCAAAAGGAAGAATATTTGAGAGCCGGAAAAGCGATTGATGGCGTTGCAAATATATTAAAATTCGCAGTAGTTGAAAAAGAAGATAAATTAAAAACAATTGAAAAACATTTTGAGCGTATTGAGGAAGAAAGGTTGCAAAAAATTCATGATGACCGTGAAGCCGAACTATTAAAATATACCGATGAAACCGACGGGCTGGACCTTTCAAAAATGCCTGATCATGTATGGGAAAAATATATTGAAGGATATCGACTGGCTCACGAAAAACAGATCGAAGCAGAAAAAAAAGCGGAAGCGGCTCGCATACAGGCAGAAAAAGAAGAAGCAGAGGAAAGGAAACGGATTGAGGAAGAAAATAAAAAACTGAAAGCGGAAGCCGACGAACGGGAACGCCTTGCAAAAATAGAGGCCGAAAAACAGGAAAAAGAAAAAGCGGCTCTTGAAAAGAAACTTGAAAAAGAGAGGGCAGAGCGTGAAAAAGCCGAAAAAATAGAAGCGGAAAAACGCGCAAAAGAGGCCGAAGAAAGAGAAAAGCGCGAGGCCGCAGAACGTGAAAAACAAGAAAAAAAATTACAGGCCGAAAGGGAAGCGAAGGAAAAAGCAGAAAAGGAACTCGCAGAGAAAAAAGCCGCAGAGGTAAAAATTCAAGCAGAAAAGGAAGCAAAAGAAAAGGCTATGAGATTGGCCCCTGATAAAGAAAAGTTATTACAATTAGCTTCTACCATTCAAGATATCGAAATTCCTATTGTAAAAAACAAAGAGGCACAACCAATAATTGATCAGGTCAGAAAAAGACTTGAAACGACGTATCATGATTTAATCGAATTAGCAAATAAATTATA